CACTTCTTCCTTGCAGCATGGCCTGTTGTTGGCATCTGGTTCGCTGCTCTTGGTGTTAGCACCATGGCATTCAACCTCAACGGATTTAACTTTAATCAGTCAATCGTTGAAACTGAAGGTCGTGTCGTTAATACTTGGGCTGATATTCTTAATCGTGCTAACCTTGGTTTTGAGGTGATGCATGAGAGAAACGCCCATAACTTTCCTCTGGATCTTGCAGCAGCATCTACTACTCCTGTAGCAATGACTGCTCCTTCCATTGGTTGATAAATAAATCATTGTCGTGCAAAGGATCCTTCGGGATCCTTTTTTTATAAATAATAATGCACGACAATGCACGAATACTATGGCAAGACAAACTCAAAATGTAGGCACAAAGACCTGCACCAAATGTGGTATCACTAAAGACATCACAGAATTCTATAAGAGGGGTGGTAGAGTATCACCTAATACCAGACACAATCATTGTAAGGAATGCACCAAGAATAGAGTGCAAACAAGTTATAGAAAAGATCCATCCAAGCAGAGAAACAATGATCTAAAACGTTTGTATGGTATAACTCTCAATGAATACGATCAGATGCTTATAGAACAGAATTATCGGTGTGCTGTATGTGGTACTACTAATCCTGGAGGTAAGCATGGAAAGTTTATGGTAGATCACTGCCATACCACTGGTAATGTTAGAGGTCTTCTATGTAAACGATGCAACATTGCATTAGGTGAAGTTGGAGATAACATCAACACACTCAAAGCAATGATTGAGTATCTTGCAGCAGCATCTACTACTCCTGTAGCAATGACTGCTCCTTCCATTGGTTGACAAACTGAATTCAATCTGATAAACTGAGGGTCGTAATGACCCTCTTTTTTTATGGAAATTATTGCTTACACTAGTAAAGGATGTTTTTATTGTGATAAGTTGAAAGATCTTTTTGCTCGTGCCAATCTTGAATATACTATTTTGGTGTTAGGTGAAGACTTTACTGGTCTAGATCTCAATAAAAAATATCCAAATGTAATTGGATTCCCTTATGTTATTATTGATGGAGAACCTATAGGTGGTTTGGTAGAAACTGCAAAGTTTCTTGTTCAAAAAAACCTAGTATCTTCTCCAAAAAAATGAAAGATCTCAAAATAAATAGAGGTGTGGAGCTCATGTTAAGGGGGCCTAAAACGAAGGAAGAAATTAAAGAAACCCCAAGAAATTCTCATGGGTTTGCATTCACAAAGTTTTTTACCCTCCTAAAGAGAAGAGTCTACTTCAACTTGGAACTTTGGTGGGACAAGGAAAAAGATTAGTTCGGAGTTGAACAATGGCAGAATCAACGTTAGTTTATCTATCAGCAACATTTTCTTTTGTATTTTTATGTGTTGGAGTGTTTGCTGGATGGACAGTAAACGAAAAGTATCATGAGTACATGTATGCCACGCAACAAGAAAACGTACATCCAGAAATGTTAAATGAAGAAGGACAATGGATCAACGAAGAACTGTTATCTGTTCGTTTTTTAAAAGATGATGATGAAGATTATGATGACTAATAAATAATTCTACGAGACACATTAAGTTATGAAATTATTAATGCATGAAGTGCTGCAAAAGATTAGTAATGCTAAAACAAAAGCAGAAAAAATAAAACTTTTGCAGGAATACAATACACCAGCACTCAGACAAATTTTGATTGCTAACTTTGATGAAAGTATCATATCTATGCTTCCAGATGGAGATGTTCCATACACTCCTAACGAGGCACCAGAAGAGACAGAGCACACGAAACTTCTTCATGAGTATCGTAAGCTCTATCTCTTCTTCAAGGGCGGTGCAAACATCTCTCAGACCCGTCGTGAGACTCTATTCATTCAATTGCTAGAAGGTCTTCACAAAGGAGAAGCAGAAGTTCTTTGTCTAGTGAAGGATAAAAAAATTGGGAAACGTTGGAAAATTACCAAACAATGTGTTGAAGAAGCATTCCCACAAATCAATTGGGGAGGACGTTCTTGAAGATAATTCATCAAGACTGCGACCCATCTCTTGCAGATGATCGTAGTCTTCCTTATACTGCATACTTGATTGAATATCTTCAAGATGGTATTACCAAGTTTGATATATCTTATGGTAAGAAACAAGTAGAACTTTTTGATTACTATTGGGATAATTATCGTAATGATCTAGTTAATATGACTCAAACAGAAGGTAGAGTAAATCCAAAACTATGGCAGAATCCTAAACAAAAAAAGAAAAAATAAAAATGGTATAAATTTATACTATTTGACAAGAATATATAGTAATGGTAGAATATACCAGTCGTTCAACCCACGTCAGTGGGTCGCAAGTAAGTCGCGGAACGGAGCATTAGCAATTAGAATGGTTTATTACTCTTACGAATTTTGCTAAGCTGAAAAAATCACTCTAATCGTTCATCCTATGTTTCAATTGTTTCTTTTAATTGGATTAAAATGTTCAGATGCTAAAATCATAGTAGAAAATGCTATGAATCATAATGATTTATCTAATTTGGTAAAGAATGAGATTGTATCTGAAGTAAAAAATGCAACTGAAAAAGATTGTGACTGGGACGCAAACGACTGAAGGAACGGGTTTTAATTAACCTTAGTATTTCAGGAGACAATCATGAACACACTTTATCTTATTAAAAAGCAGATTCAGAAAGCATCTGCAGTCCATGACGCACAGATTCTTCACACTGCATATCGTGGTGTGGTTTACGAACTCTGTGAAACTAAAGTAGAAGATCCTCATGGAACTTTCTGCTATCGTGGTCGCACTTACAACAAATGAATACTGGAGGGGTTATTGCAACCCCTCTTTTTTTATGATATAATTGTCCATGAATATACCATAAATATATGGACAAGGATAAACTAAAACTTATTGTTAAAAATCTTAAATCTTTAGTAAATACTTTAGAGTCTGAAGTTTATTCTGATATAAATTCTTATAAAATTGAGTTGCAACAAGACTCAAGTAAGTTTGGATTTAATTACGACTCTGGAGATGATGATGGATACCCAGATTGATTGGCGTTATAGTGATCAACGTATGGATCTTAGACAAAGATCTTTTCTTGCATTGAGAGAAAAGTATTTTAATTTAAAGACAGGAAAACATCTTTATGAATTTTGTCATGATTGGGTAAGTCAAGGAAATCAATCTACCGAAGGTATTGAAAACGCTTTTAAAAATTATCTTTACATGCAGGAGGTAGAAATTTGAGATATAAAGATACAATTAAAGCAGCAAAGAAAGCAATTAAGCTTGCGGATAAGAATCCAATGCTGTATACTGATGAAGAGATCTGGTACATGAAGAAGGCACTTTATATTGCTAGAAAAGATCTCGCAGCAAAACGTGAACGACTTAGTAAAGGATTTAAGAATGAAGCAACAACATGGGTCAGTGCGCCTGGTACAAGTGACTCCCGAGGCGGAGAAAACGATGGGGTACGTAGCGAGAGTGAGCAACCCCAACAATCAGGAGAATCCTAACGTCGCTGGACTTCTGAAGTATTGCATCAAACACAACCATTGGTCTGTGTTTGAGCAAGCATTCATGACTCTTGAGATTGAAACAAATCGTGGTATCGCTGCTCAAATCTTGCGACATAGTTCATTTAGATTCCAAGAGTTTTCTCAGCGTTATGCTGACAGTTCTATGCTGGCAAATGAGATCCCTTTATTTGATCTTCGCCGTCAAGATACTAAGAACCGCCAGAATAGTATTGATGATGTTGATCCTTTTATTCAACAAGAACTTGAGATCACTATCAAGCGACACTTCCAGAGTGCTATGGACATCTACAAGCAAATGCTTGATCTAGGTATTGCCAAAGAGTGTGCTCGTTTTGTTCTTCCTCTGGCAACTCCTACTCGCATTTATATGTCAGGATCTGTGCGTTCTTGGATACACTATATAGATCTACGCAGTGCCCATGGCACCCAGAAGGAACACATGGACATTGCTGCTCAGTGTAAGGAAATCTTCGCTGAACAATTCCCTATTTGTGCTGAAGCATTGGAGTGGAACTGATGGCAACATACCCTGTAATTAA